TATTAATAGTTCCTGTGTATGCAACTGCTGACAGTGGATCAGTGTAGTTTGGAATTGCTCCGCCACTAGCGTCTAATAGCATTTTACGCCATGCACTTGAGTGTGCAACATAAACTGTTCCGCCTTCGTGTACGTGTAGCATTGCACCATGATATGTGCTTGTGCTAATTGCGTTCATTTGGTTTAACGTTGACGCATGAAATGATACTTTATTAATTTTGTTATCGTCGTTTGGAATATCAAGTTCTAAACTTGAGTTCACTAAGTCCTTTAAGTTTGTACCGTCGCCTAACGAACTATATAGTTCGTCTGTATTAGTATTGATCTTAGTAGCACCTGCTCTAAGACTATCACCAGTACCGTCGTTTGCGGCTGTTCCTAAATTTAAAATTGATTTTGCCATTCTTACACCTTATCAAATGTTATGTTCGTATTATCAAAATACGTACTTGTTGCATCAAAAGTATTTATTCCAGAGCCTTCCTCGACACTAGACACGTCTGCAATAATAGCAGGCGGAGTCAATTGATGTATTGTTTTTGCATACGTTGCATGATATATTAATTTAGCGCCAGAGTATATACTACTTGACGGATTAACGTGTATCTTGCAAATGCTTTCGTCTACAGTAACCGATAATGCAATTAGTTCTTGGTTAATGCTTGATCTTCCAAATACACTTGCTACTGCTCTATCAGGTCTTGCAACTACTGAAAGTTGCATAATTTCTTTTTCGTTTGAATCAAATTCAACTGTGATTTGATACGTTACACTACTGAATTCGCCAACATGCCATTGATCCATAATCGTGTTGTAGTGACAGCCGATCCAATTACCTTTATAACTAAAGCTAGATCTGTCCGGCAGATGAATTGTTTGGTTTGAGCCTTTTGTAAATAGGCCTGTTAGAAGTTTATTCATAGTTCATGCTCCATATTGTATTTATCGTTTTATAAAGATATGCAACAGTACAGATTTTTATGATATATCTACTAAACTATGGGCAAATTGATATAAATTATCAAAAATTTCAGTCTGTTTTTTAAGGTCTTTGTTTGCAAACGTATTTAACTTCTTAACAGTTTCTGCTCCGTATCCTGTACGTAGTAACACAGGTCTTGCTTTTGCTTTTACTGCGGCCTTAAGGTCACTAATTTTATCTCCAACATACAAACCGTTTTTCCAATCACACCCTACTTCTGCGGCCGCACGTTTAAACATTCCTACATTAGGCTTTGCGTAAATATCGTCTTTAAGACTAGTGGTTGAATAATAAAGGCCATTAATGCTCTTGCATCCAATGTCGCCTAATAATTTAAGCATATGATTGTGTACTAGGTCAACATCAACTTCGTCCATTATTCCTTTACTGATCCCACCTTGATTAGTAAGGATAACAACGTCATACCCCTTATCTCTAATCATTTTTACAGCTTCTAAACTACCTTCAATTGGTGTAAACTGCTCAGGGCGAGTTACATATGTTCCAATATCTACATTAATAGTACCATCTCTGTCTAATCCAATTACCGGTGTACTCATATTACGGTCTCCATCTATCATCTGACCAGCCTACTTGTTCTTTATTAAACCAATCTAGGTCAAAAAGTAAAATATCATCAGCGGCTGTTAATGTTTGTTTCCATGTTTCAACAAACTCTAAAGTTTTATTATTTAATTTGCAAACGTGTTCTTGTATAAAATTTGCGGCTTCGTGTGTAAGTGGATGCACTTCGGGCTGATGCATATGTGCGTGTTCTGGATTTTTACTAGGCACACTTGTTGGTCTTGTTTTAAAAAATTCATCGTCAGTTCCAAAATTTAATGCATTAAGTATTGGTGGACAAGTAGTTTTAATATCATCTTTGTACTTTTCTAGTATTGCTCTACAATCTTCTAATTCTAAATATTTGTTTTTAATATTAAATTCTTTACTAAGTTCGTTCCAGCCCTCTGTTGGCTCTCTAAAGCCAGTAGATATAACATTACATCCAATATTTTCTAATGCTTTGTGTGTACTGCTTATTAATGCACAGTCTCTCATTGTTGCCCATATAGGATCTGCATAGTCCCAAGAATTTTCATAACGATAATTGTTTACAATAAATGCTTCATCAGGTGTATTATAAGCGTTAAAGTTACCTGGGGTCCACCAGCCGCCGCCCATGTGATATCTGTCTTCGCGGAAAAAACTAGACCACTGTAGTAAGATGATGTCGTCTTTATTAAATTTGTGTTCAGTGTTTGCTTCCCATAGTCGAGTTGATATGTATTGATTACCCGCACCACTACGTCCCCAGTTCTCTCCAACAGTGGCACCTTCTTCTACGTAATGATGTATTAATACATCTGCCCAAGTGGGATAAAAATACTGTGTTAGACTGCATCCAAATGCAAATACCCTCATACTAGATGCCTTAATAACTCTAGCATTAACTTATGTGGGATTGTTTTTGATTTATCAAAATCTATTTTAAATCTACAACTCTGATCAACATGTTCCTTTGCGCCGTCTGGTAACATATTATACTGTGATAAAATACTATCAGTGTCAAACAAATCTAGTCCGTGCATTACTAGTGCAACATTGTATTCATTAAATAATACTTTCTTTGTGTACGAAGTAAAGTCGTCAGCAATAGGTAAACGTGTTTTCCACATTTGTAAATTTTCTTTTAGTGTATCTGGCAAGGGGGTGTTAGCTATTTCTCTCCAAAAAGGTGTGTCACGCCTGTTACTAACATAGTGTAGCGCAACAAAGTCTCTAATGTTTTCCATTATAGCATTAACTTCTACATTGTATCGATTAATACTTTGTTCGTTGTAATTAACAATACGTTGTGCTAATAAAAATGCTTGGTTAATACTAGTACCAATACTACTTGCTTCTAACGGTTCTACAAAACTAGCACTGAGGCCAATAGCACATACATTTTTAATCCAAGGACGATCGATTGCTCCTGGATCAAACTTAATATGTTTTGCTACTTCAACACTGTATCCGAGATATGCTTCTACTTCTGCTTGTGCTTTGTCGGCTGTAATAAAGTTGCTGTCAAAAATATATCCATTGCCTTTGCGGCCTTGTACTGGTATTCTAAACATCCATCCTGCGTCCATTGCCTTTGCCAAAGTCCAAACTGGGATTTCTTCTTCTTCGGGTGTTGGAAATACAATAGCTTCATTTACTTTAAGATACTTACTGTAGCTATTCCAATTTGCTCCTAGTTTACTAATTAATAATCTAGAAAATCCTGTGCAATCAATATAAAAGTCATAATTGTAAGTTGCAATTTCGCCTGTAATGTAATCTATACCCTGGTCGTTAATTACTACATCTACTATTTCGTCATTAATTATATTACAGCCGTTGCTACGTGCAAAATCATTTAAGTAATCATTTAGTTTTGCTGTATTAAAATGATATTGACTAACACCAGTATCGTTTGGACGTTCGTCCATAAACTTATTAAACGGTACACGGTTGTCCCAAAGATAGTCACCTGTCATATCTCTCGGATCGCATTTCTCACCAATAAGTTTTGCATATGCGGCTGGTAATCCTAAGTGATCAACTACAAAAGGAGAATGTACACTTTGAAGATATGGTTTATCTCCCCAGTCCTCAAACATAATTCCTGTTTTATATGTTGCATCGCATTTAGTAATTAGATCAGCTGTCTGTATTCCAACATGGTCCATAAACGCGGCCCAATGTTCTGTTGTCCCTTCACCAACTCCAATAGTTCCGATCTTTTCTGAACGAATAATGTCTACTTGATATGTTGGGAATGTTGTTTTTAAAATAAGTGCCGATACAAATCCTGCTGTGCCGCCACCCACTACTGCTATTTTCATGTCATTCATCTAATGTATACCATCCCGTTACAATGTACTTACTTCCTTTGTAAATAGGATTGCCGCGATGTGGATGGGTAAATGCTGTAGGGAAAATACTTAGCTTGCCTGGTTCAGGTTTAACTTTAACTCCTTGGTATAGGAATTCTGTTTCGCCGCCTTCTTCTACAGCATTTAAGTAAACTGTGTAAGCAAGTACCCGCGAACACGAACTTAATGATGCGCTTTCACAATGCCAGGCATGATAACCTTGATGCGGCATAGTCTTTTGTATACTCATTCCTTTAGGAGAATGCTGTAAGACGTTACCTAAACTTTCATACTTAGTACGATACTTTTCTGTGTACACTTTATTAAGAGTAGCATAGAAATAACGACACAAGTCATCGTCTGCATGGTATCTTGAATTATGATTTGCCCAATCCATAATAATTCTTTCGTCTTGATTCTTTGTACTGCTTTCGAGGTTTGTTAATTGACTGGCAGACATTTCTTCAAAGCGTTTAATTATTTGTTTACACCAATCAATTGGAAAAACATTCGAGTATTCTTCAAGTCCGTCAAAATTATCTTTCATTTATTTTTCTCCTACATAAAGAATTGTTGATTAATTCTATAATTTTTATCTGTAAACATACTTGGCTTTACATATGCCGAGTGTAGTAAGGATTGATTGTACAATACCATTCTATTATACTGCATCGGAACCATTCCAATCATTTTCCAATCATGTGAACTATCAGTTATGTATTTTGTTACTTTAGTAGTACCAGCAACATCCATTCCAATATCTCCGTTTATTAGTTGTACTTGGTCAGTAAAGCATGTTTCGCCTCCAAACTCGTAAAAGCTAGTGCCCCCGTTACACTCGTTAGCATTGTTTAAGTAAATTGTACTAGCAAGATTTGTTCCTGAAGGATTATCTTGGTGCGGCACAAGTGGCGGCAACTTATCTGACTGCATAACATTAACCATAAAGGTTGCATTCATAAAACTATTTTGCATGTATTCTTGTGGTTTGTGTTCCATAATCTCTGGAAAATATGTTCTACTCAATTGATCAAATGCCCAACACATACCGCTTAACTCATAAAATGCATTTACTCGCTCAGCAGGATTGCCTCCTCTAATGCGTTTATTGGTTGATGCTGGAATATCTAATGCAAGTTGTCGCACCATATCTGGATTCTTATAAAAATTATCAACTACTAATACTGGAACTTTATGTTGTCCAAATCTCCATAGCCTTGCATCAAAGTCTTGATTAATATCAAATGCTTCTACTTCGTTAATTGTATTTTTATTCATTTATACGTTCCTTAATAATAAAATTAGCACTAATTGTTGCTCTTACTTCTGTGCTATTGTTAGGCGAAACATAATGTTCTAATGTGCTTGGAAAATATATAATGTCACCTTCGTCTAGTGGGGGTGTTATTCTATTGTTAAACTTAAAAGGTTGTGTAGTTAACTTTGGTAAGTCTGATTGATGGAAATAATCATATGCATTTTTGTAAAATGTAAAGTTTCCGCTATTAGCAGGCGTATGCATCATATATGCACAACTAATAATAGATTCTCCAGCATGATTGTGAACTTCTTGGAATTGCCCATTAGTGTATCTATTGAGCCAACATTCAATCCTGTAATCTCTTGGAAGATCTAGTTCGTAAATTTCCAAGTACTCATTAAGACCTGCAATAGCCGACTTAATAAACTGTTGCCAAGGTAAGCTATCAGCATCTCTATTACCGAAAGTTGTATCTACGTTACTATTCCATGTTGGAACTTCACTAAAGTACTCATCGCCTTTGAGTACTTCAGTAAAATCTGCTTGTATATCTACATGGTTGGCTAACTTTGCTTTATATACCGGTACAGAATATATAGATTGATGTGTCACTAGTTCTTCATTTCGATCATTACACTATATTCTGGCAAATAGCAGTATTCCATTTCACTGTTGTAAAGTGTACGAATTGCATCATCTAGTGTTTCTACTAACGGCTCGCCACCTAAGTTAAAACTAGTATTAAAGATAATTGGCACATTGGTTTGCGCATAAAATTCAGCAATAATATCATAATAGTGCTTATTTTGTTTTCTTGTTACAGTTTGTATGCGACATGTTCCATCAACATGTATAATACTAGGAATTAAATCTTGTTTACCTTCCTGGCAATCCATTGCATACATCATATGCGGACTTTCTTCCAATCCTCGCATATCAAACCACTCACTTGCATGTTCAGCAAGGATAGTTCCTGCAAATGGACGGAAATATTCTCTACGCTTAACACTATTAACATGATCTTTACCGTTAGGGTCAGTTGGATCATACATAATACTTCTGTTACCTAATGCACGTGGGCCGTTTTCACTTTTTCCTTGAAACATTGTTACAATGTTTTTGTTACGAATTAGATCAACAACTTTTTTATTATCTGCTTCTACAACTGTTGCTCCGTATTTGTCAGCAACTTCTTTAATTTCTTCTGCGCTATAATGATATTCAAATCCTTCGTAGATTGTTTCTGCTAACGGACGTACTTTAGTATCTTTAGTTGTTTGATGGTACATCATCATTGCCGCGCCAATTGCAGTACCTGCATCGTTACTAACTGGCTCTACATACAAAGTAATACCTTCTTTTTGTAGCTTATCAAGATACCAATAGTTAGCAACACAGTTTAGTGCATAGCCGCCACTTAGTACAACATTTTTGTTGCCACTCATTTCAACTGCTTTCATAATAAGACTTAAAACTTCTTGTTGTGATTCTGTTTGTACAGCATATGCTAAGTCTCGACGGTTTTCTAGTGTAGTTAAATCAACTTTACTATTAATTACGTCTTCTGATGTGTCAAGATAATCATATTTGCCTTCATTAATAACAGCCGCATTAGGATATGTTGGAACAACAACATTTCTATCACTCGTTCTCCACTTGCCACCATTGCCATCTGTATATATTGTTGGAATATTACTATTAGGTTTGCCATATGGAGCAAGTCCCATAGTTTTTCCTGCTTCAATTGGTTGGAAGCCACAATATTGTGTTACTGCTTCATATGCTTTTACAATACCTGCTGTATCGTCAAGCACTAGTTCGTGATATCCTTCTTCACCTTCTCTATCTGACGGAATATACGGAATACATGTACTTGGGAACGGGCCATTTCCGCCTTGATGTTTATACAATGTTTTAAATGCATCGGGATATGCACAATTAAAAATACTTTCAGTTTCCCATGTCATAAATTCATCGTTAAAAATACCAGTATTGATATTCATAGGTATAAATGTTCCAGCACCATCAACAACTACTGCTGTTGCTGTTTCCATACCTGATCTATAAAATGCACAAGCCGCATGTAACTTATGATGTACACTAGATAGATCAACTACTTGTCTATGTTCGTATTTTCCATCTTGCGAGTATGCGCTGTCTGAACGATCAATTAATCCTAACTTACGTGCTAGACCAGTATACATGTCTCCACCACTAAAATCAATTCTACTCGAATCTTCTAATGGTTGCGTGTGTGCAACTACCAAATAATCAAGTTTATCAGTGTAGTCTAAAAATTTAATCATCGCGGCCAGTGGCCCACCATCGTATTTTTTACGTGTTAGTCTTTCTTCTTCAATTGCAAACACAATTTCACCGTCTTTTAATAGAACAGCGCCACCATTGTGTCCTCTTGTAATTGCTCCAATCCACTGCGTCATAGTTTTATCTTCCTTTATTGTATTTTTAATTCTGTTAAACTGCATTTGTTGTATCAAACGTAAGCGTTGGTGTGTAATCAAAATCAATTACAAACACCTTTCTTTCATTAGTTGTAGGATATGTTCCGTGAAACACTCTACCATCCATAATTACCATTTTGCCTGCTTCGGTAGGGTGTGTAAGGTACTGAATGCTGTTATCTTCTGTAGGCTGTAGTGTAATTAAATTTCCAGCTAGTGGGCTATTAATGTCCACTAGACAATCATCTAAAAATAATATAGCTGTTAACTGCTTTCCCGGTGTATGAGTATGTAGACCACTATACCCACCTGGTGGGTATTTTAGCCCCCACGCTTTTTTAAACTGCCCAATATCAATTGGTAAGTTTTGTAATTCAAATCTTATAAACGCATGTAAGTCCAAATTTGGATCAATATCAGTTGGATACTCCATGTTGGTCTTATAAAATTTATAGCCGCCGCCTGCGTTTCTATGATATTCATTATAATCATCAAATATAGATAAAAAATTCTTCCATTTAGGATAATAGAGATCGTCTACAACCCAAGTTTCAATCTGGCCTGCGTCTGACCTTTTATCTACTGGTGTTGTATAAGATGAATTTAAGAAATCAGCAGGATTATTCATTTACTTCCCTGTTCTACCTAAAATCTGAGCTGATTGCCCGTGAGTTACACCATTTGAATGCACAACTCCGTGTGTAGGACAAACTTCACCTTCTTGTTGTTGTGCAACGTAGTTACCAGTATATGATCTTGGCTTGCCTAGACGTTTTCTTACACTAGTAATAATCTTCTTAAAACTTTCATCAGTTAATTCCATTACTTCGTCGTTAAATCGTTCAACTGCATCTTCCATAGTAAGTCTAATAGGACTAAACTTACGCTTTCCTTCACCTAGATCAATAATATCAAAGTCAGGACTATTAGGATACGATATATTAATAGGGTATGTACTACCAATAACACTAGTACATGTAGTACCTAATGCTTTTGCCATATGTTGTCCTAAACTATCGCACCCAATAAAGTGATCTGCAATTTGAATAATACTAGACCAAACTCTTACATCGCCAATTTGTGGTATTGCAACAGGAACTGTTGGAGTTTCTTCGATTGTAATTGGAAATTCGCTCATTACAACAACAGCATAATCATCACGTAAGTCTTTACAAATACGAATTACATCGTTGAGGTGGAAACTTCTAGAAGTGCTATCAATTACAAAGTCTCCCATGTTCTCTGCGGTTCTACCAAATGGTTGGAATACTACAACTTTGTCTTTTTTAGTCATTGCTTTAATTTCTTCAATGACTTTAAAGCCTTGCACCATTTCTTGCTTGTTCATATGTATTGTTGGGTCTGTTAAATCTCTAAGGCCTTCGTTATTAATTGCAATATCAAATGCCTGTGCTAAACTACATTTTTGATTATAGTATTCCCAAACTCTATATGGTTCTGGTGAGAAGCAATCCCTGTCTTTAATGTAATCTTTAAACAAGTTTTTATGCCAATTATCGTATGCTAGTTCGTGTAATACAGGATGTCCTTTATAAAAATCCATTCCTCCTTCACAAACAATAATAAAATCTTTGTCTGTTTCGTATAACTTTTCAAATGCAGGAATAGATGCAACTACTCTGCCGGCGCCGCCGTTTATAAAATATGCTTTTTTGCGTGTCAAGGTTCTCTCCTGTGTATAGAAATATTTATTGGGAGAGTTAATTGCTGACAGTAAACGTGGTTCAAAAAAAATCCCTGCATACGTTAATATACAGGGATTATAATTTTTATTTTAAAAGAGTTATTTCTTGCCTGCGGCCTTTAGTCCTGCAATCGTAACGTCAACAGCAAATGCGCCATCTCTATACGGATCTGTAGGATCAGCTGACAATGAAGGATCTCTCATATCTTTTGGAACTACCGGAAACATCATAATTGCTTGGAATGGTTCGTATCCACGTGCCTGCATAAGAGCAGGATGATCACGCAATCTCTGTCTATAATCTATCCAACTCTGTTGAATTGACTCCGGAGCATCTGTTTGGCCAACTTTTGCATCAGTGTCATGTAGTTCTGCATCTCGTACATCTCTAACTTCTTCCCATGTAATGTTTACATTTGTACCTGTTGCGGCCCAGTCATGTACTCCTATAACAAATTCATTAGTTGTAAAGTCCCATGTAATGTTCTGTTCGTCATATACATCGCGTGGTTCTACTTCAGTTGTATACTCAACATCCATATATCCTTCCGGTGCGTCCCAAAGGATTTGCCATTCACGCTGTCGACGCATTTCTACACCTGATTCTTTACCACAGTCGTTACCAATTTCACATAGTAAAGGATTGGCTTTGCAATCAACTGTTACTCTCATGATATCAGCACCAGCTGGTCTTTCTAATTCATTTTTGCGCCATAGGCACCATCCTGATTCTTTTCCATAATCTGGAGTATCCGGATCATTTTGTACTTCAAAGGTTAAAAATTCTGGACCATCATATGTAAAGGTGCCAGTAAGCCCTTGCGTAAAACTATTTTTTCTCCACTCATCCCATAATGGGTAAGTAAATTCTTGACTAATTATTCTCATGTTTTTCAGCTCCTAAAACTATTTATCATTTACATAAAGGTTATTCTAACAACGCCTGATCCGCCTTGTCCTGATCCGCCTGCACAACACTTTGCCCAGTTACCGCAATATGAACTAGTACCTGGATTGCCACCGCCTGATGGCCATTCAATAGCACATCCGCAGTTACACCAAGAATTCAAAGCTACACTCACTGACATCTTTCCGATCATTGGCGGCTGTCCTGATCCTGAATATGTATAGTTACAGTGGCAACCTCCGTGTCCAGCTTTCCATCCTGTAGTTCCCATTGCGCCAAAATCAGCACCAAAAATACCACAAATGTTACAGTTTTCACAACCAATGTGTGTATGTCTCGGACCCCATGCATCGCCATTACACATCCATCCACCGCAACCGCCAACAGTACAGAAGTTACTTAGATTATGTCCATTAATATATGACTTACAGCCCAGTGATGCACTACAAGTGTGTGCTTTACCACATGGCCAAGAACCACCAGCACATACACTGTACTGACATCCCGGAGTTGTATCAATTGTTTTTGAAGCATAGTTTCCTCCTGCTCCACCAATGGAGAATGAACAACAGTTACAGCATGTATGACCTGGGCCACCGCCGCCACCACTCCAAATTTCAAATGTTACCGTACTTGCACCGTCTGGTACACACCAATAACAACATTTACCGTTTGCTTGTTCACAGCAACCACTTTGTCTAGAGCAAGAATGACATGCCATGCCACGTGCATTATACACCCACGCTACACCCATATTGTTTCCGTTGCCGTGTGCAATATCAGCACTTTGAACTGTTCCGTCTACAATACTGTCTGTTGCTACCTTTTTATAACTTGCATATGTTGCCATTTGTTCTCTTTCCTTTTAAGCGAATGTTACTTTGACCATTCCTGATCCACCCATATTACCACCTGCACAACATTTTGCCCAGTTGCCGCAATATGAACTCTGTCCTGTTTGTCCGCCACCTGCCGGCCAGTTAACGTAACATGCACAGTTGCACCACGCTTCTGCGTTTGCGCCTGCTGTACGTTTACCTACAAAGGGTGCCGCTCCTGATTGTGCCCAGTCAGCTGATTTACATTGACAAGCACCGTGTCCGCCTGACACTCCAGTTGATCCCATAATTCCAAAGTCTGCGCCAAATATGCCACAGATATTACAGTTACCACATGTTTGTGTGTGGGTTGGACCCCATGCACCGCCATTACACATCCATCCTCCGCAACCACCTGTTGCACAGAAGTTACTTAGATTGTATCCGTTTACATATGACTTACAGCCCATCCCCGGTGAACACGTATGTGACTTTGAACATGGCCAAGAACCACCAGCACAAATACTGTATTGGCATCCCGGGCATGTACTAATTGATTTAATTGCGTAATTGCCGCCTGCGCCGCCAGCTGTGTGCATACAGTTGTTACAACATGTGCCGCCGCCACCTGCGCCGCCGCCACTCCAAATTTCAAAAACTGCTTTTGATGCGCCTGCCGGAACTGACCAATAACAGCATTTACCGTTTGCTTGTTCACAACAATCACCTGCGTCAGTACATGCATGACATTGCATGCCACGTGCATTATATACCCATAAGGTACTGTATTTGTTACCGGCATTTGCACCAAGTTTCGCGGCAGTAACACTGTTACTCTCGAAATTGTCTGCTGTTAGTGTCTTATAACTTGCGTATGTTGCCATTTTATTTCCTTACCTTATACAAATGTAATCTTTACCATGCCACTGCCACCTTGACCTGAACCACCTGAACAACATTTTGCCCAGTTACCGCAGTAACTAGATGTTCCAGGAACTCCGCCACCTGATGGCCAATTAATATGACATCCACATGCACACCATGCTTCAGAAGTTGCTGTACCCGAATACGTGCCAAGTCCTGCCGCCGCGCCTGTCCAACTAGTTTGTCCGTGACATCTACATGTTGTTGCACCAGCTTTCATGCCCATGCCGCCCATCATGCCAAAGTCAGCACCAAATATTCCACAGATTAAACAGTTAGCACAATCACTTACTGCGTGTCTCTGTCCCCATGCATCGCCATTACACATCCAGCCACCACATGCACCAGTAGCGCAGAAGTTACTTAGATTGTGTCCATTAATATATGACCTACACCCCATACCCGGTGAACACGTATGTGACTTACCGCATGGCCATGAACCGCCAGCACATACACTATATTGACAACCTGGGTTAGTATCAATTGTTTTAGTAGCGTAATTGCCGCCTGCGCCGCCAACAGCGAACGAACAACATTGACAGCATGTATGACCTGGGCCACCACCACCACCACTCCAAATTTCAAATGTTACTTTATAAACATTGTCAGGAACACACCAATAGCAACATTTACCATTCGCTTGTTCACAACAGCCACTGTTTCTTGCACACATATGACATTGCATGCCACGTGCATTATATACCCATTGAGTTTTACGACACGCTCCTGCACCAGGTGCAAGTTTGTCTCTAGTAATGGACCCATCCGGTATACCTGCTGATGTAATTTTTTTATAACTGCTATATGTAGCCATTAATAGTTCCTTTAAATATTTCTTGCACAGTTCTTATACAGTGAAGATTCGCCATCCATAACTATTACCCGAATACACGATATCAAATGCCGCGCCTTCTGTATTAATTGTAAGATTTGCGGCATCTCCTTGAATAAGTCTGCCGTTGCGTCCCAATGTTAAGTTATTAGAATCAAACGTTTTTCTTAAATCAAAGAATCTAATAATGTCCCCCACTGCCGGTGACGCTGGTAACGTGACAGTAAAGCCACCGCCGTTAGTGTCACAGAACAGTTGTTGTCCTGAATGCGCCGTAAATGTTGTTGTAACTGTTACACCATTTAATACCCCTACTGGAAGCCAAGCAGTACCGTTATATAATTCTAAGTTATTTAACTCAGTATTAAAGCGGATTGCGCCATTGCCAGCATCTGTAACTCTTTGTGCTGTATTACCAAAAGGGACAGTTAAACCTGGTGAACCTACTGAAATTCTTCTACCCATTGTTTTTTCCTATCCTAAATTACGCCGCTGGTACGGCTGTTTCTATACCCATAACCATCGCTGTTACAGATGCCACGCTTGCTCTTACTACAACTTTCTTAGTTGTATCAATTACAATGCCTGTACGTTCTAGTACACCGTTTGGTCCTACTGATATATCATACTCTAGATAATCAGAGTTTCCTGGAGTGTCTCCAGTTCCAATTGATAACCTACAATTTGCCGTACTCGAACTTCTATTACAGAAGTTCACTGAGATAACACTATACGTATCAGCTGGTACCGTGTAAACGGTAGTGTTTGTGTTTGCTGTTAGATCGCCTGATCCTAATATTCCTGATGCCATTTTTCTATGCTCCTATGTTAGTATTTAGCCATTATGATTTACTTGTTAAAAAGTAAGCAAATGCAACTGGACTTCCACTTACACCGCCATTAAAGTTCATTCCCGTAGTTACAGTAATTGGACTATTATCGGTTGTACTAATTGTATTACCCGTAATGTTTATTTTACCTGCTGTAACTGCGTTAACGTTTAGAGAACTACTGCCTCCACCAATTTGTGAGTTGATGTAAGTAATAATTGCTCTCTGTGTTGGAACTACATTATCTGAGTTAGCACTAAATGTTCCATCAGTACTAAATTCATTAATAACAGCGCCGCCTTGTCCTAAGCCTACTGCACCCAGTGACAACTCTTGTAGACCTGCCAAACTAAATGCACTTGTATTTAAGCTCGCAGAGCCTGTTGACTGCTCAACGTTGAACAAGCCACCAACTCTAAAGTTACCATCTTGGTCAGTACTTGTGTAGAACACTCGTCCTCCACCTGATTCTGTAACTTCGTCTTTCGGGTCATTAGCAACTGATGGTGTACCAGGATAATTAGTATTTGCTAAGTTGCCTGTACCAATGTCTAAGAAATCATGACCTGTTAAACGACATTGACTAAATCTTCTTCTAATAGTAATGTTTGTTCCATGCTCAGGTGCTGTTTCAATCCCTGTATCTGGAGATATTTGTAAGTTAGCACTATAGTTTCCAGCACTACCTACTACTTCTCTAACAAACACAATTTTAAAGAATCTGTCATCATTATCAAATTGTATGTTGGATCCTTCAACTGGTTGATCTGTTAATCCATAAGCATTAACATACTGTGCTGATTGATAAATGTCTCCATAACCGTCACCGTCGACTGTTGCACCAGCTGTTTCAAAGTCAGTACCTCTTGCAGTCCACGTTGGCTGATCTAGTACACCGTTACCAACTCTAACCTGCCACGGAACTTCAGTAGTTTCGCTTGGGTCAGTAATTGTTAGTGTTGGAGGACTAGTTAAGTTATAGCCCGATCCTGGCTTAACTATATAAAACTGTGTAATTCTGCCTGTTGATACTTCTGCTCTTACAAATGCACCACTACCACTACCACCAGTAATCTCAACAACTTGAACTCTTGGCTCAATGCTATATGCTGTTGTAGCATCTAGTGTTGAGGCAATTGCGTTAGTTGGATGCCATGTCTGCCATCCTGCACTGTTATCACTTTCTTTTGCAATACTAGCAACTTTAGTACCCGAATTGTATGCACTAATAAATCCATACTGTCCTGCACCTGTACCTGCTGTAATAACAATTCTCATACCAACGTATTTTGTATTGTTTGCTGTCTCAGTGTTTGATATTGTAATCTGTGTAGCATTACCTGCCTGTGCTGTGTTAGCACTTGAACTATATCCACGTCCACCAACTGAATCAATATCATTAAGCAATCCATCGTTGTTAGTATCTGAAGCGTTATATGATGATCCGTCTTCTGGGTTGCGTAGTCTAACTTCAAATACACCACCGTCTCTTACAACAGCCGCGTTTACTACTGCGCCATAACCGTCACCACTAATTGTGTATGTACCTGATGAATAGTTATTACCTGCATTAGTGTATTCTAAGTTAATAACTTTACTACCGTCAGTAAGACCACGTCCAATTTGTGCTTCAAGTTTTCTGTTTTGTACACCACCTGTAATAGGAACTTCAGTAACGTCAATATATTCTGATACTGCGCCCCTGTCACCGTACGAACAGTTACCGTTAGTAGCACGTACTTTGCCGCCATTTTCTGCTAGATAACCAATGTGTGCATAGTAAGAGAATACTGAAACAAGTTCTGCTCTTCCTAAATTAGTAACCCATGCACCAATACCGTCACTTAGTACTTGTGTAAAGTCGTTAGCAACAATACTATCGTTACCACCGTTGTGGATAGATCCATCAACTTTAATTCCTACACAACCTGTACCAAAGTTAGTAACACCTTGTACGTATGGAGAACGTGCAGTAATCCAAACTCTATCATCATCTGGACCCCAACCTGGATCAAGTGATGCATATGCGCCTGCTGTTGGACGCTTAGTTCCATATGCATTTGCACTACCTAGTGTACCATTTAGTCCGCCCAATGTTTGGTTTCTAATACCAGTACCGTCTCTTAGTAAGTACATATTTTCTAATGTAGAACCATTTACACTATTACCATAGTACAGTCCTGCCATTAATGTAAAGTAGTTAGAACCTTCTTGGACACTGTGTACTAGATCAAGAATAAATGCATCAATATAATGATTGACATCTTTTTCACATGCTGTTACACTAAATGTGTATGAAGGGTAGTTTACTGTAATATATTTTGTTACGTCACGTGCAATAAAGTCTTTGTTAAGCAATAGTTTTCTTACAGTTGCATACTTGTCTTGATCGTCTACTATGC